ATCCCTATTTAATAGGGTATCATATTTCTAATGTAGGTAAAATATACAGTAGAGTAAAGGGTTATTGGAGAGAATTAACTCCTTGTATCAAACAAAGATAGAATAAGTATAGTTAAAAGTCTAAACTCGGGTATAAGTATAGATACTTTATCCAAAAGATACAAAGTATCAAGAGCCTGTATTAGAAGTCAAATAAGAATAGTGTCAAACTTACGTAAACAACAATAACTATGTCAAAAGTAGAATTAAACCTTATCTCGGTAGAAGAAGCAAAGGAGTTGAATGATAAACTGAGAGGTTTAGGAACTCCCACAGGAAGCAGGGTACTTATAGTATCCCCAATAGTAACTGCAGATACCAAAACCAAAGGAGGACTTTATATCCCTCAGGAACACGATAAAGATACAGTACCCCGCAAGGGAGTAGTAATTCAGGTGGGACCCGTCACCGATGAACAATGTGAAGAATATCCAGGTCTTCAGGTTGGAGCAGTAGTTACATACGGTCTGTATGCTGGTAAAGAACTAGATGTAGTAGACATTCCCAATCAAGTAACAACTATATTATCTCTGAACGAGATACTTTATATCGAAACCAATAAATAAAGCCATGAAAAAGGAAAAAACAACCAAGAAAAAGGGCAGTGTAATGACTACCCGAGAAAAGATGCTTGCCAGGAAGAAGGAACTGGAAAAGCGTAGTGGAGGTGGTGGAATAATCTACCCGAAAGAAGGAACTACCCGAGTACGTATCAAATCTCGTGGTGCAGACGAGGAATTGGGAATCGAGATTATTCAATTCTATCTTGGACCAAAGGAGGGAGGTATTATATCTCCGGCAACTTTCGATGAGCCATGCCCTTTCATGGAGAAGTTCCAGGAGCTTAAAAACTCCGATGACCCCGATGACAAGGCCTTGGCCTCGAAAATGGTACCGAGTAGAAAGTATCTCATCGGGGTACTCGGGTACAAAGATACCAAGGGTAAGGAAATTGACCCAGACCGGGTAGATAAACCCATGATGGTACCCCGTTCGGTATATCAGGATATTATCGACCTTTACCTCGATGAAGAGGACTGGGGAGATATGACCGACCCCGTAGAGGGATACGATATCAAAATCACCCGTACTGGTACCGGTAAGAATGATACCAGTTATTCGGTATCACCCTGCCAGAAAACCAAGCTGGACAAGAAGTATCGGGGAGAGGTAGACCTGGAGAAAGCAATCCGGGCAAATATCCTTTCCTACGACGAACTCGAGGAGAAGCTGGCTTCATTCCTTAACGAAGGCGGAGATGAAGATGAAGAGGATGAAAGACCACGTAAGAAGTCCTCTTCCAAAAGCAAGCTAGAGGACAAGAAAAAGAAAAAGGGAAAGAAATATAAGAGTGATATCTAAGATTTTCTAGATATATACCTAAAGTAGGGTGGGGTATAGTTTATATCCCACTCTTTTCATATTATAAATTACAAGTATGGCAAGAAAACCTAAAGCTACCCGAAAATCGGGTGGCAAAAAGTTTAAGATACCCACACAGAATGAGATACTCAAAAAATACGGGTCATCTCTCCAGTTCAAGGCCAGTACTATAAATCACCATGGACTATGGATTCCATCCACATTCTTTGCTCTCAATTATCAAATGGGTGGTGGTGTACCATTCGGGAAGATAATTGAAATCATGGGAGAAGAATCCTCAGGCAAGTCCCTGATAGCTTACAACTTTGCTTATGCTACACAACAACTCGGGGGTCATGTAATATGGGTGGATGCAGAACAAGCATGGATGAATTCATGGGCAGAGGAAAATGGTCTGGACCCTGAACGAGTAACAGTATTAAATGATACCAGAATAGAAACTATTTCGGATGCTATTGCTGATTTAGCCATATACTGGAGGTCAAAGCTAACTAATAATGAGCCTATCATAGTTGTGATAGACTCCATAGCAGCTCTGGATTCTATAGAAGCCATTGATGCAAAGATGGCGGATAGCAAGGCCGAGATGGGAAACCGGGCAAAGCAGATATACAAGATGTTCCGAATAAGGAACGAATTGTTCTATCGACTCGGAGTAACCATGGTATGTATCAATCAATTACGTAGTAAACTGGGTGCAGGGTTTGGTCAAGATACCAGTACAACTCCTGGTGGAGCAGCACTCAAGTTTTATGCTTCAATCCGGTTAGCTTTCTATTCCGGTAAGGCTCTCAAGATTAAGTATAAGGGTAAGGAAAGACGAGCAGGTAAATATGTAACTGTTCAGATGAAAAAGAATAAGGTATCTCCTCCTCGGGAAACCATATCCAAAGCCCCTATATACTTCAATCCAAAATACCATGAAGTTGGCTTCGACCGATACTTCTGGTTAGAGGAATCTCTGGAGGATGCTGGAGTGATAGAGAAGCTCGGTGGTGGAACATATATGTTCGAGGGACGTAAGTTATGCCGAGGAGAGGATGCTTTCCATAAGTTGATTGAAGAGGATGCTGAACTTCGAAAGAAACTTCTTAAGGCTGCAGGTATAAATACTATAGGAACAACAAAACGCAAGATAAAGAATATTGCACGAAACATGTTCCCTGTTGATGCAGACTTAGACTATGAATCTCAAATAGAATCTGATGATACAGAAGAAGACGAATACATCCCGGACGAGGGGTAGAAAGCCGAGGATGCTTATGGTAGTGGACGGGAGTAACCTTGCTCACCGTTCATACCATAAGTTTAAGAATCTTAAAGCTAATAACGGAGCTGGTACCGGATTAGTATATGGATTCTTAAGAATACTCGGTTCATATCTTGTAAGGTTTAAACCAAGTCACGTGGTAATAACATTTGACACTCATAAGAGTAAAGAGTCTAACTTCCGCAATGAATTACTTGAAGGTTACAAAGCTCACCGGAGTAAGATAAGTATGGATTATGAAGACTTCAATAAACAGTTAGCTCTGTTGAGAAGGATTTTAAGACTACTCGGGGTTCAGATGATTATAGATAAGAAAGGGTTAGGACATGAATCAGATGACTACATTGCCTGGCTGGCTATAAACCATCCTGGTAAATCTCTCATAATATCTTCAGATAAGGACTTCTGTCAATTACTTGACAAACGAGTGAGGATATTCAATCCCAACAAAGAGACACTAATCCACAATCAAACCTGCAAGGAGATTATGGGTTATTCTGCTGAGGAATGCGTTGATTACCTAATACTTAACGGAGATAAGTCTGATGATATCCCGGGTTACTACGGTATGGGTGAAGTGAAGACCAAAGCTTTCCTGAACCAATTCGGGAGTATAGCTGACTTCATAGATGCAAGAGGAGCAGAGTTTAAGGGCATAGAAAGGGACCAGCTAGAAGAGTTATATAAGAAGAACAAGCCTCTTATAGATTTGAAAGCTGCTTTAACTCTATACCCGATAAAGAAAGTCCCTTGGGTAAAAGGATGTACTAATAATATAAGGAAAGATAGGTTATTCATGGTCCTCGATAAGTTCAATCTGAGGTCATTTAAGATACCTGACTTTTTGGAACCTTTCAAAAAACTACAAATGTATGTACAACGGTAAATATCAAATTATGTTTACAGGTGTTTCCGGAGTAGGGAAAACAACCATTGCAAAGGAAGTATCGGAAATGTTGAAGATACCCTTTATATCTGGTTCATACTCTGACCTGGTACCAGAAACAAAAGACATGCCCCACGCTGACATGATTCAGCAGGATGCAAAGACAGTATTCATGCAGGATATGCAGGTACTCAATCTTCGTAACAAAGCCTTTCGAGGGGAGGATAACTTTGTAACTGACAGGTCATACTTTGACTCTGCAGCATACTTCATCAATAAGTTATCTCATAGGTTGGCAGAGTGTGACCTGGACCATGCTATAGACTTATGCAAAATGCTACTTGGTCAACAGTGTACTCACTTGATATTCATACCATTCTCCTCAAGCTTTTTCAAGGACTGGGTAACCGAGGATAACGGGAAACGAGTACTGTCAAAGTACTATCAGTTCCAAGTTTCTCAGGTTATGTATGGATTACTTGACCTGTGGGGGTACAAGCCAGATTCCAAAGTAATGCAAGCAGTGAATGGAATACCAAGTACTGGTACTTTGGAAATCATGGGTTACAAGGTAAAGGTTCTCATATTAGATGAGATGAACTACGAAAAGAGAAAGTATTTAATAAGGAAATTTCTTCAGTTATGAAGGTGATAGGAATAGCATTCTCTGATTTGCACTTGGGAGAGTATTCCA